TGACAAACTCGTATCCGTCTGGGTCGTACCAGAACCTGTTCTGATAGAGTGCTCTAACAGGTCAATAGTGTCCGCAGGTAAATCGTACTCCGCTTGGTCAGCAACACAGGCGATAACAGCGGAGTCTATCGTCCACATGTTAATGCCCCGGTTCTGCCACTCGATAGTCATCAAGTTCATTGACCGTCGAGCAGTAGCGAGGTCATACCCTGAACGCATCTCGCGCCCAGCACGTTCCCATGCCTCACCCGCTATATCTGTGAAGTCCATAGTGAACGCTGTGGTGCCCGTAGTAGCCATGTTTTACTCCGTTAGTACATCTTGGCCTTGCGGATACCCTGCTTGCAGCACCCGGCCCCACGTACTTTACCACCTTTTTTCATACCTTTCGCCTTACGCCTTGCAGCGATAGCCAGCTCGTCAGCTCGGCGCGCAGCCTCAATCTGAGCTTTGCGGTCCTCTACGTACTTGGCGGCGGGTACATAAGCTGGCCCCGCTTTTGCTTCAGGTTGGGGTTTTACCCCCGGCTTCGGAGAGTTTTCGGCAGCGGCAACACGGTCGGCTGTAGTTCTACCACTCATAGCATTTTTTGCCCTTTCAAGGGGCGATTCTTTTGCCATTACCCTTTCCTCCCCATACCAAAACCCCGTTTGGCTATACCACAACCGCGTACCCGCCCCCCGGCTTTCATACCTTTGGGCTTTTTATCACCATACGTTGGGAAGTCCTTGTTAACCTTCCCCCGCATCTTGCTGTCCATCTCAGCTTCTTTAGCCTTACGGATAGCTTCCTTCTGTTTGGGTGTTAATGGTTCGTTTGGGTCCATACCAGTCTCCTATCTATGCGTAATATCCATAGCTACAGCGTCTACTAAAGAGGCTGCCACAGGACTAACTATCCCACCGAAACCGTCACCGCCACCGGCTGGCGCAGCAACCGCAATCCACGCGCCAACATCCCATGGGGTTGATCGTGTAGCGCCAGTGATGTCAGTGGTGAAAGTGCCCGACAGGTCAGCGCCAGAGCCGTCCAGCGCGCCGCCCTCGACTGCCCGATAGTCGCCGCCTGCAAAGTTGTAGAAATCTGCCGCAACAATACCTGTGATGGGCGCAGTGCCGGGAGCGGATGCGTCCTCAGAAGCATTGCCAGAGCCAGTCCAGCCACCCGCTTTACTTTGAAAAAAGTCTAAGCTGTCGTTGTCAAATCCTACACAGTTGGAAGCGGGGAATGCGGGAGCAGTTGAGACATATGCCCCATAATTATTCCCGATGAACGTGCAGTTTTTGACAGGTGCCGATGACACAAGACTGTAGTAGCCGCGATTAAAATTCTTGATAACACAATTATGAAAATATCCACTGGAGATAACCGTCACTCCACCAACGACCGCGCGGGTGGCCGCATCATTGCCTATAAGGAGTCCCGTATAGTAGGAGGGGTCGCCAAGTGCTGCGAGACAGTTCCCGGACGCATCAACCCCAGACTGAAGCTCTATATCCTGAACTAGCACGTATGCCTGCGAAATGTTTAACACTGCCGCGCCTGCTACGGATAGTTTCGCGCCTGCACCCCAAATGCCTCCATGCTCTGAACCTGCGGCAGCCTTGATGGTAATAGTATGCGTGGCATCCGTTGTCCATGCCCCAACTGTTCCGCCACCGATATATTCACCTGCGGATATTTCCAATACATGGCTATCACCAGCAGCAACCAAATCCGTCTGCTCGGTGGACTCCCATGTTTGAAATGACGAATAGTCACCGCCAGATGTTTTGAGCGTTTTGGTAACTATCGCCACTGGTCTAGCTCCCTCAAATTAATAGAGAAGCATTGGACGCCCCTCAATCCTCGCCCGGTAAACACAGCGGCTCTCGATACATTCTGGCCCTCTGGTGTCGAAAAAAACATTGTGTCGTAGCCCATGTCACGCAGCACAGTGAGGAAAGCCATGTTGCGTTCGTGACTCATTACCGGTACGGGTGGATTCTCTCTATCCCAGATAATCGAACCCTCAACAGCCCCATCCCCTTTATCCACGACAGCGAATGTGTACTTGTACTCACCATCCTCAGATACTCTCAGGTCAAACTTGGGTCGGTCGCCGTAGCGCACTGTCTCTATGGTAATCATCAGTCGAGCAACCCATCACGGAGAATGGCGGGCATACATTACGCGTCCCGGTTGTTCGGGTTACTCATAATCTGCCAGTCCCACACAGGGCTAGAACCTGACGACCCTGTACCCCGCACGCGTACGTCGCTACCGAAAAACACATTAATCATATTCGTCGCGGTAAACGACTGGGCAGTTACGAAGTCTGATCCCCCGTAAATGGTATGCCACACACCATCAGCACCCTTAAACTCCCATGTCCATGTACCAGACCCGGAATCTAGGTGGGCGGACAACGTAGCCCACCCACGACAGGCGATATCATCAGAGGAGGTATCAGTCGTAACAGTGCCATAACCTTTGTAATTACTCATTAACGTCTCCTAACTGGCTGGTTCTCAACCTTCTCAGGAGTAGGTTGTGGCTTGTCCGCTTTGGGTATTTTCTTTTTCCGTTCAGGCTCAGTAGCCATAAGTCACCCCCTTATGCAGCGTAGCCGTACAACTCAATCAGGAACTGGCCCGCTGTGTAAGTACCAACTGTTCCAGCGGCCCCGCAAGTCAGGTAGAGGTATGAGTCATCTACAGGTATGTCTGTGGCCGGGGTCGCTGTATTGACCTTGTTAAGCGTCCAAGCAGCACCACCTGTGATAGCTATGGTTTCTGTCAAAGTGCCAATTCCAGCGTCAAAAACACCGGTGGCTTCAGTCGCTGAATACAAGTCAATATCAGTTACACCCGTAAGAGGGGCCTCAAGACAGGTCATCGTTACGGCAAACAACTGACCCATCGTAGCAAAGTCAATTTGGGTCAAATATGCGGCGCTAGCACCGGAACCTATGATATCCAAGTCGGTGGTCGAGCTTTGTAGGCCCGTGACATCGACGAAAATCTGCGTGCTGACAATATTACCAGTCTTGGTAATCTTGGTAGTTAGTGCTGCCCCAGTGCCATCTGTGATACCCGCACCAGCAGCAGTTGAGGCTGTTGCGCTGGAAAAACCGCCCGTTGAAACAACTGGTCCCGAAAAAGTAGTTGTACCCATGATGTGTTACCTTTTTACGAAGGGTTCGCTATGGTGTCTCGTAAACGTCCGCTGGGTCGGTCACCATAACTGGATGTTCCCAGTTGAACTTACTTTGTAGCTCACAGCCCATAACTTGTCAACAAAAAAGGGGCCGAAGCCCCTTTCTCACATCCTAAGTAACAGGATTAAGCCCCCGGCGAACCGAAGATACCCAGTGGGTCAGACACTCCGAAGGAGTAGCGTTCCCGAGCCTTATAGCGGCTGTTCCCTGTATCAAAATCACCGTCCATAGAAGTGGTCAGTGCGGCACGTTTAAAGTGCTTCAGACCATTAGGACAGTCAGTTTTGAGGAACCAAGCGTTGGTGTCCGTCAGGTAGTGGTTCACTGTATACCCGTCAGGGATAGAACCATTAGTCTTCAGGGCGTTCAGGTCGTTATCGGCGGTACCGACACGAAGCTCAGTTTCCAACAACCGTGTGGCAACAAACTGCAACGCTGGGGGGATGATTAGCTTTTTGGGCCGTGCCGCGATCAGGAGACCACGCTCATCCGTCCATGCTGAAATCTGAATGACTGCGGCTTCCAGAGAAGTCTCGTTCAGATCAGATGCAACTGCCGGGGTATTAGAGTTCACCCCACCACTTACCAACGGGTGTGAAGTGGAGCACAAGGCCACACCGTCACCGTAGGTAGCAGTGAACGCGGTATTGAGGATAGCCGCCCCTTTCACCTGCTTGGTATAAGCCATAGCCCGTGCCAACGCCTTCGTATAACGGGACGACAGGGAGTCGTACAAGTTATCCTCGATAGCTTCCTCGGTAACAGAGAAACCCATTGCGATGGTCTCGTGGGTGTAGCGTGCGGTCCATGCTTCCTGCGCATTGTCATACGCGATGGCGGAACCCTCAGCCTTAACCGGTGCAGAACCGAAGCCCGACAGCTTCGTTTCTTCCTCAAAAGAGCGGTCGGACGATTCTGTATCAAAAATCGCCGCGTGCTCATCTGGGTACTTTTTATACTCCATACCAAACAGCGCGTTAAGCCCCGGCAGGAGTTCCTTGAGTAGCTGTGCTCTTGAAATAGCCATGTCAGATTACCCCTTAAACGCCAGTGTTCATCGTCATACGATGTCCACCAGTAGTGAATTTAACCAACACATCAGGGTAAGTGTCGTCTACTGCTGAGACGAACCCACAAATCAGCAACCCGCCTACGGTAGTCTGAACAGTTGCGTCCAGAGCCATAGTAGAGTTACCAGTAGTGGTACTACCTGATGTAGTAGCGTGTTGTGCCGCAGGGAACCCTGTAACCGTACCAATGTCATCCTGACCACTTACAGCGTCAAGTTGAGCTTGAAAAAGTACGTTGGGGTCGTCTACAACATATGCCTTCACAACACCAGTGGTGCCGGTGGGGTAATATTGGCTGTGGATGACCTGACCCTGAGCATTGACGTATTCACAACCAACAAACACACCAGCAGCGCCAATACTGGAACCCCCGAAGTTGTTAGTCGTAATGTCTTTACCTGTGCCGTCAGCCAGCTCAACATAGCCAGCGGCAGTCAATTGTACAACTGAACCATTGAATATGTTGTTGGCAACCCCGGCAGGGTCAATAAGGTAGTGCGTAACTGCGCCTGAATACGGCAAGCCGTCAGCGCGTTTTACAGGCCGTAGCCCATAAGGTGCAGCGGTAGTAGCCATGTTAAGCTCCTGAGATTAATTTCCAGACCCGAAAGTAACCTTCGTCTTCCTATCATTAAATAGGGGCATACGGGGGTCATTTTCGCGCATTAAGTTGTTGTCAACTGAGCTAATCTGGGACTTGGCTTG